GGTGACCCCTATGCTGACGCGGTTGAGGGTGAATATCAGATGGCGCTTTACCGGCCTACACCAACGACTGCCATGCCCTTTTTGAGTTTGGATTTTGCTCGTCCCCCGACCGCGCCCGACCGAGCCCCGCCACCACCGCAGTCTGATCAATACTCCACGGGCAGCTACGGACGCTTAGAATTTGCCGAAGCCGTAGCAGATTACGAACGCAGGTTTGGGCCAGTGGAAGATTACACGCCGCCCGAACCCGTAATGGACGATGGTGAAAACCCGGAAACGACAACTCCCGGCACTACTACTCCCGGCACTACAATCCCCGGCGGCAATAATACGAGATTTTATCCAGAACGTCCGCCTACTCAACCTACTAGTGGAGGCATTGGTCCTCGGCAGCGTTACCGCCAGCAAATGGAAGCATGGGAGGCCAAATACGGCCCTGTTGAGGACTACTACGCTGCGCAAGAAGCTGCGCAAGGCACGGATATAAATGCATACCTCAGTCAACTGGGTGAAGATGCGATAGCGCAGAAATATGGTATGACCGTTGAACAACTCAGACAGGTTAACGCGCGTCGGAGAGAGCAAGGCTTACCCCCTCTGGGGGGTGTAGATCTCCCAGATATTGGTGACATTTACCGGTAGGAAAAATTATGGCAAATGGCGATAGACCACCTGTCTCGTTGATGGACAGAGAAGGCATGAACCTCGACGAGGAGAACGTGCTTGCTGTCGAGGTAGAGGCGCTACCTAATGGCCTCGAAACCGATGCAGCGATGAGCATCGAAGGCGTTGAGATTACCCAAGACGAAGACGGGGGCGTGACCTTTGACTTCGATCCGCTGCGCAACAAAGACCGTGAAGACGATTTTTTCGACAACCTCGCAGAGTTTATGTCGGACTCCGAACTGGCGGAAATATCCAACGATCTTATGGAGCAATATGACGCCAACAAAGCGTCTAGGCACGATTGGGAGGAGGCTTATTCGAGCGGCCTAGAGCTACTAGGGTTCAACTACGAAGAGCGTACAGAGCCTTTTAGGGGCGCTACAGGGGTCACACACCCTTTGCTTGCCGAAGCTGCCGTACAGTTTCAAGCGCAGGCGTTCAATGAGCTATTGCCTGCTGACGGGCCTATACGAACCACGGTGCTTGGATCAACCACGCACGCTAAGTCTGAGCAGGCTATGCGTGTAAAAAACTTTATGAATTACTACATCACCAACGTGATGGAAGAGTACACCCCTGAATTCGACCAAATGCTGTTCAACCTGCCTTTGGCGGGCAGTACTTTTAAGAAAGTCTACTTTGACGACACGTTAGGTCGCCCTGTGAGCAAGTTTGTGCCCGCAGAGCACTTGGTTGTGCCCTACGAAACATCGGATTTGGCAACGTGCCCATGTATTACACACGTGGTGCGCACGTCGTTAAACGATTTGCGTAAGCAACAGATCGCAGGATTCTACCGCGACATCCCTGTCCTGCCGTCACAAGCAGGTAGCAGCAGTATTTCGGATGAAATCGACCATATTGACGGTGTAAGTGCCTCAAATATCGATTACGACTGCACTTTGCTGGAGTTTCACGCGGATCTAGACCTGCCGGGCTACGAAAACAAAGACGAAAATGGTGAAGAAACCGGCATAAAAGTGCCCTATATCGTCACCATTAGCGAAGAAAACAGCAAAATATTGGCTGTTCGACGTAATTATGAGGAAGAAGATCCGTTAACTACGAAGATTCAGTACTTCGTTCATTACAAGTTTTTGCCCGGATTTGGCTTCTATGGGCTTGGTTTGATCCACACAATCGGTGGTTTATCGCGAACAGCGACTGCCGCACTGCGTCAATTGATTGATGCGGGTACGCTTTCCAACCTTCCTGCGGGCTTCAAGGCACGCGGCCTGCGGATCAGGGACGATGATTCGCCGCTACAACCGGGTGAATTTAGGGACGTTGACGCGCCCGGAGGGACGATTAGAGACAGTTTGATGCCACTGCCGTTCAAGGGTCCAGATGGCACGCTTTTCCAGCTACTGGGCTTTGTAGTGGACGCTGCGCAGCGTTTCGCCACTATCACGGATATGAAGGTAGGTGATGCTAATCCAAACGCGGCTGTCGGCACGACTATCGCAATGATTGAGCAGGGCACTCGTGTAATGAGCGCCGTTCACAAGCGTTTGCACTACGCGATGAAGATTGAATTCAAGATCCTTGCGCGAGTGATGAAAGAAAGTCTACCCCCGGTTTATCCGTATGAGGTTCCGGGGGCAGAGTCCACGGTCAAAGCCACCGATTTCGACGACCGCGTAGACGTACTTCCTGTATCTGATCCGAATATTTTTTCTCAAAGTCAGCGGATCGCTTTGGCTCAGACGGAGCTACAGATGGCGATGCAGGCTCCTGAGATACATAACATTCCCGAAGTGTACCGCCGAGTGTATGACGCCTTGGGGGTAAAAAACTCTGACTTAATTTTACGTGCGGATACTCCGGATGAAATTGCACCGAAAGATCCTGCTCAAGAAAACATCGACACGCTTGAAAACACGGGTCTACAGGCGTTCAAAGGCCAAGATCACGCGGCACACATGCAATCGCACTTGTTGTTTGTGACGGGTGGTATGGCCTCACAGATACCCAATGTGCAGTTAGCCATACAAAAACACCTGCTCAACCATGTTCAATTACAAGCGGAGGAGCAAGCAGAACAAGCGTTTATGCAGCAGAATCCGAACGTGACGTTGACCGATCCCGCAACGAATCAGCCGTACCAGATGATGGTGGCTCAGTTTGTGGCGCAAGGCACGCAGCAGCTTGTAGAACTAGGCAAACAAATACAGCAAGCTGGCCAGCCGCAAGGACCTGATCCTTTGATCCAATTAAAACAACAGGAATTGCAGCTTAAATCGCAGCAAGAACAGAACGACATGGCGATGGAACAGCAAGAACTGGAGCTAGAACGCCAAAAGCTAGCGCAGCGTGAGGCTCAGTTCCAACAACGCTTACAAAGCCAAGAAACGCAGACGGCTGCCCGTATTGATGCAGGTATGCAGCGTGAACTATTGAAACAACAACGAGGTGATGTATGAGCAGAGTAAAAATTATGGGCGGCCCAATCAAAGAGCCGCCTAAGCCTGTAGGCAAAGCCGAAATCCAAGGACAAGGCAGTATTCCCTACGCACAAACCATCGAAGAGCCGACTCCGGACACGATGTTTGCGAAGGTCACCACTGGCAAAAAACGCGGCATGGGTGCGGCAGAAAGAGGATCACGCTTTACAAGTGCATAGGGTGTTTGATTTCTTGCAATAAAGAAGCGAGAATATCTGATATCGTCAGACATTGAGGATACTTGATTGGACGGTATCGATATTGTGCAGTTTGTCCGCAAGACGCTGCTAGATCGCAAGGCCCAAATTACGGCGGTTTTGTCGGAAGGCGGGATAAAAGACATGGAACATTACAGAGAGTGCATGGGCGAGATTCGTTCTTGCGATTACATGCTTGTGGAACTTTCTGAAATGCTGGACAGACAGGAATCATTTGATGACTGATGCGACAAAGCCTTTGGATATTTCCAAAGCATACGTTCCCGAAGAGGAGCGCGTACTTGATCCCACCCTTATAGACGCCGCAATCATAGACAGATTACCCCAGCCTACTGGCTGGCGCGTATTACTTCTGCCTTTCAAAGGCAGAACACGTAGTAAGGGCGGTATTATTCTCAACACCAAGACACTAGAAGAAGATGCAATCCAAACAAACGTAGGGTTGGTGCTTCGTCTGGGTCCTGATGCATATGACGGCAAAAGATTTCCAAACGGGGCGTGGTGCCAAGAAAAGCAGTGGGTAATTTTTGCTCGCTATGCTGGCTCACGGTTTCGTTTGAACGATGAAGACGCTGCTAGGTTTGGTAGCGAGGTTAGAATTCTGAACGATGATGAAATTCTAGCCACAATTCTTGACCCTGATGATTTACACCATAACTGAGGGACATGCAGATGAGTGAAGGAAAAGCTGCCCATGAGGCCGATGACGGCCAAGTGGATTTGGATTTTGATGAGGAAGCGCAAGAAGTAGAGATTGAAGCGCCTGCACAGGCAGGGGCGACGGAAGAACAGGTTGCGCAGGTTGAAGACGATGACGAACATGAAAAGTACAGCCAAAGTGTTCAAAAACGTATAAACCAACTTACTAAGCGTGCCAAAGAAGCGGAGCGCGAAAGAGAAGAAGCACTTCGCTACGCGCAAACGGTGCAAAGTGAAAACACGAACGTAAAGCAAAGACTCCAAAATCTGGACCAGAATTATCTGGCAGAATACGGTAGTCGTGTTGTTTCTGAGCAAACTAGGGCAAAAGAAGAGCTAAAAAGCGCTATCGAAACAGGTGACGTAGATCGCCAAATGTCCGCTCAAGAGCGCATATCGCAATTGAGTATAGCGGCGGACAAGCACGCACAAGCTAAAGCTCAACGTGAAGCGCAGGCTGCCCAACAGCAGGCGTACTTGCAGCAGCAAGAGGCGCAACAACAGTACGTTACGGCTCCCACGCAAGCTGCCCCAGATCCCAAGGCAGAAGATTGGGCTTCAAAAAATGAATGGTTTGGTACAGACGACGCAATGACGTTTGCGGCGTTTGGATTACACAAGAAATTAGTGCAGGAAGAAGGGTTTGACCCCTCTAGTAATGATTACTATGATGCGCTAGATTCACGAATGAAAGATGCTTTCCCGCATAGATTCCCAGATGGATCAGTGGAAGTGTCGCGAAATAATCGTTC